GGTCAATGACTGCAAATAAGCTGAAAGAATGGTTCATCTCATTTTTACCTAGTTCCAATAGTAGTTTGGACCTTATCGATGAGCTTAAGAAAGAGGCAAGCAAACGTGCAATTGCATGCGATGATTTAATAGCAAACGCAGATGAATGGATTAAATCAAGATCCGAAACTAGTATCGAACTTGTAAAAGCTCTCAATACTCATTTCAAAGATGAGCAGACATTTGTTAAAGGACAGATTGCTAAACTTCAAGGTACTATTGAATCCCTTGTAAGGTACGATGATGCTGAGACTCTTGATGAGCAGGAAATTAGATCTGATATAGTTGTTAATGAAACTCTTGAAGCAAAACTCATTGCCTACGAAGCTCAGAAATCTATGCAGGATCAGTTACAGGCGAAGCTAGTAGCTGCAAAAGCAGCGCTTTCTGCGGAATCGGCTGAAACAGATTCTCGAGTTATTGCAGCCAAAGAGAAGATTAAAACTGCAGAAACTGAGATTGAAAACTTACAGAAGAAGTTAACAAACAAAAATCCTGATGCAGATGCTAAGATTGCAGAACTTACAAAACAGATTGAAATAATGCAAGCCGATGCTGCTGACATTAATTCTGCAATCGCCGAGCTAACTAAGAAAAGATTTGCGTTACCTACAGCAGAGCCTATCTGCCCTTATACTAAAAATCAGTGCGAAACTGCTATAAAACTTGCAGCTAAGCTTAAGAAAGAAGCAGATGAGTTAGACAAACAGATTGCATTCAAGAAAGAGGAACTTGAGGATTGTAGCCCAGATAAGATCGCAGAATTACAGTCGCAGATTGGAGCTATTGTCACTGAATCTCGCCTTGCAAATATGGAGATTCAATCAAAAATTCAGACGTATCAGAATGAAATTCAGCTTGCAGAATTCGAGATTAATCAGATCTCTCATACGTATGATAATGTGAAAGCACTCGAATCTCAGTTAGTAGATATTGGAGAGAAGCCTACGGAATTAGATCAGTTGCAGTTAACAAGTAAGCTGACGACACTTCGCGAGCAGCTTTCTAAGATTCAAGCTAACAAGCAGTATGCAGAGCTTACATCTACAGTAACCGCGGACAAATTCAAGCTTGAAAACGAATTGGAGATTTTAAAAGATTGGACTAAACTGACAGATGCAAACGGCTTACAGTCAGCGATGATGAACGAACCGTTTGAAAACTTAGAAAATGATATGTCTACATACTTAACTGCAATGTTCAACGCAGACACAAAAGCGAAGTTCAACCTTGTATCTAAAGCGAACTCGTTTAGTTTCGGTTTGGAACGTGATGGACAGTACATTGAATTCGACTATCTGTCTTCTGGAGAGCGTTGCTTGTTTACACTTGCTTTGATAATGTGTATATTAGATAAGTCAAACAGTGAAGTTAGAACAATAATCATTGACGACATTCTTGATCACCTTGATGCAACAAACGCTAGTTACTTATTTGAATCGTTAAAGCAAGTGAAAGACATACAGTTCATCTTAGCTGGAGTTAAAGAGTGTAAAGATACGACAATCTGCAAGCCGGTCTGAATTGTCGAGAAAGGAGCTATCATATGTCATTCAGCTATCTTTTTAGAAGAAAGAAGAGCCCTGAAGCTATTCAGATTGAGATAGAAACAACTCGTGAAAACTATCTCAAAGATTTAGATAAGTTAAGAGCTAAGTATGCTGCAACGTTTTTAGCTCTCAGAGACGAATATAAATCAGCTTGTATAAGTGAGTGAGTAGAAAGGGATTAACAAATGGGAACAAAAGCACAATTAATTAGTTTCATAATCGAAAAATTTCAGGAACCTTCAGGTGAATCTATTCCGAAGTCTAGATTAGACGGAATGAAGAAAGCAGAGCTTGAAGAATTCGTCAAAGCAGGAGGTTATGAAGACGAATTCAAGACTTGGGTTTTAACTTATTGACAACAGACTTTTGTTGAGCATACTCTTCTTAGTAATGAGAACACAGTCAGTGAGATATCTGGCTGTGTTCTTATGTTTGAAGAAATACCATTGAGGACCTTAAATATAAGTAAAGATCACTATAGAATTGACCATTTAAGGAGGTTCGCAATGGCTCAAACTATAATAGCAAACTTACCCACAATTGATACTGTTCAGCCTTATGATTATGTTATTGTTGAAAGACCAGAAATTGGTGACGGTACATTTAAAGCAAGAGTTGAAAATCTTCAGCCAGGGATTATCATCACAGATGAAGTTCCTGTCCCCGATAGCACTAATTTTGTCACATCTGGGGCTGTATATGCTGCAATTCATGAACGTGATGAAATAATATCAGCATTGGAAAGACGTCTTGCTGAACTAGAATCTAGACTTCAATCCTAAAGATAGGAGAATGAGAGGATATGAAACAAATTTACAATGAAGGGCGAGTTGTAGGTTACAGTAGCTACGATATATATGTACGTCAATTATTATCTACTGACCCTACTGCAATTCCGATGACAGAGAAGGAGTGGCTAACTTGTAATCTTTCCGAAAGCTGCTCAATGGTGCTTAAGATACCGTCAGGAACTCAAAAGGGGTATCATGATTACATATTGCCAGAAAAATCTCAGTTGTGCTGTTGTACTGCCTTATACGCATCTGTATTTCAAGGTAGAGTTTCACTTTTAGACGATGATACGTGGGCTCTTCGTGTTGAAGACTACGGTAACTTAGTTTCAAATACAGTTTATAGTTGTCCTCATACTCCAGGTGAACCCGAAGATGTTCCTGCTAAGCTCGATCCAGGGACAATCACAGAAGCATCTAAATCTCGATATAGAGAGTACGCAAAGATAACTTCTGGTTTAGTATTTCAACCAGGTGAATGGGTTCCAATGACTTACTATACTCAACTTCTCACACAGTTCGGTGAGATAGTAATAACTCAGCAAGCAGAAGAGTTGCTTGTTCCTGTAAATGACGCAGAAATTGCAGTTAATCTCAAACCTGATCTAACTAAAAGGGGATTTATTCGACTTGCTATCTCGCAGGATTTAGTTGACGACGTATATATTTATTTGCACGGATTTGTGAATAAAGTTATTATTTCTGGACAAGTTAGTTACAATATTGAAGACATTTCAACTAATCCAGAAAATGGAGATTTTTTAGGCCCTCAGGTTTATCCTTGGGCTTGTCCTATCATATTCATTGTAACAAACGAAGTTGAATGGGTTCGTCTTGAGGATATGGAAAAGGAATGGGCCGGTGATTTATCCGAAGTCAAGCGTAGGTTAACTGTTGTAGAAGACAAAACAACAGCTCTTGAAGCTAGATGTACAACAATCGAAGATAGATGTTTAACTCTCGAAAATAGAGCAACAGCTATTGAACGAAGAACAGTTGTAGTTGAAGAGCGTTGTGACGATCTTGAAGAGGAAACAGCCGATCTCGAAAGCAGAGCAAGTGCTCTTGAACAAGGCCTCGCAGATACAAATAGTAGAGTATCTACCGCTGAAACAAAAATAACTGAAAACACGGGAGACATTCAAGCTCTTCAGAGCAGATGCACAAATATTGAAGGTGACATCAGGACTATTCAGTCTGACGTAACGTCGCTTAAAGGCAGATGCACAGCTCTTGAAACACGCTGCACAAATATTGAAACAAAAAACACTCAGCAAGACACAGCGATTTCCGCATTGCAGACAAGAATGACGACAGCTGAAACTAACATCGGAAATGTAAGCGCAGCGCTTAATCAGTTTGCACGAAATGTAGAAACGTCGTTTGAATCAACTCGTCAATCTATTAATGATCTAAGTTCACGGGTAACTAACGTTGAAACAAAAAACACAGCCCAGGATACAAGAATATCAAATCTAGAAACAAGATGCACAAATATTGAAACAAAAAACACTCAGCAAGATACTTCAATTGGCCAGCTACAAACAGATTTCACTGCATTCAAGAATACAATAAATACAAGATGTACAGACATAGAAAACGAACTTGCAGATCATGAAACACGTATAGCAGCACTTGAGAATTCAGGTTCTGTTGCAGCTCTTGAAAGACGAGTTTCTACTATTGAAGCAGATTATGTCAAGAATTCACAGATTTCTGATATGGCAACTAAAACTTGGGTTAGCCAGCAAGGATATCTGACAAGTGGGTCACTTAGTGGGTATGCTACTACAAGTTGGGTTAGCAGCAACTATGCATTACAGTCTGATTTAGTAGGGGTCAACAATAAGGTTGATCAGTGTATAATAGATATAAGGGAATGTGCAACACAGAGTTGGGTCCGTCAGCAAGGGTACATTACAAGCAGTTATCTGAATGGATATGCAACGGAAAGCTGGGTAAGCACTTATTACGCAACAAGCAGTCAGCTCACTTCTTCCATCAACGCAGTAAATTCAACAATATCAGATGTAGTAACTTGGGTCAATAATAATTTCGTCAAGAAGGAATGAAAAATATAAATAAGATGAGGGCATATATAGAAGCATCAAATAAAATAGATCCAGGAACATGGATAAACAAAGTGGGAAAATACTTAAACAACAAAATAGACGGTGCATTCAAGATAAAATTCGGGCCGATGCACTGTACAGTCTGGATGAGAATGTACTATCAAGTTCCGCATGATCCTGATTCCATGAATGAAATGCATTTTGAAATAGATATTACATCTTATCAGAACAAACTGAGAATCAATCTTACAGAAGACACACTAGCAGAGAAAACAATCGGCCAGCTTATCTTAACTCCCGATCAATTAGGTGATCTAGAGGCTGTAAGAGCAATGGTTCTCGATAAGATTCAGAAATTCATTGCAAAAGAATATGCAGAATACGACTTTATTTACTAAGGAGTTTATAGAATGCAATTCAGACAAATAACTGCAAGTAAATACATAGGAGATAACGGATACAGCTTAATCAGATGCAAAGACGATTCATTCTGTATTTGCAAAGATAATGTTCCAACTCAATGGGGCTCATATTTCGTCTCAGTTACAGCTGCACAATCATTCCTTAATTCGCATGATTACATACATGCTTCAATAGATACAATCGGCATGAATGCTGATGATGCAATTGCAATTATGGAGATGTATGAAGCGGCTCTTCCTGCAGGGTACTCCCTGAAAGTTAATGATACGGATGACAAGATCTATATCGAATTATATAAAAATAACAGGCTGATTGAGAAGTACATTGACGGAATTGCTTGCATCAATCGGCTTGAAAGCTTAATTCCACAAGATATTTTCTCATGTGTAGTTTATCGTGGAGTTGAATATAGACAGATATTCGCAGCAAGAGACAACAGGTCAACTCGAAACATCACAAGAGATCTTGTTCGAGTTAAATCATCTAACGTCTGGGCATACGGAATTGAAATTAAAGACAGAAAAGCTGCAAAGGGCGACGTGTATGTCCAGTTTAAAGGCAAAAATGGAGGTCCAGCTGATGTGTACAGGTACTACGATGTACCTATCACTGTATGGCGTCGCATCTTGTCATACCCTTCAAAAGGTAGCGCAATTTGGAAGTTCCTAAGAAATAATTTTTTGTATAGCAAGCTCACAGGATCAAAGAAAGGAGTTCTTCCAAATGCAGTTAACTGAAGAAATTTGGAAACCAATATCTGGTCCGTATCTGGATTTATATGAAGCTTCTAGCTATGGTCGAATACGGGCTGCAATTGATATAGTAGCTGAACACAGCAGTAAATGGTGTAAAGTGGGCCAGATACGGTACAGGAAGTATGAACTGTTGCCGTTATTTGATGTTACAAACGGATACTTGGGTGTAAGCTTATATGTGCCAAAATCGGTTAGGCTGTCAACTTGCAAATCAGTGGAGTACGTTCATAGATTAGTATATTGCGCGTTTAATAATCTAAATATAGCTGATTATCCTGCATCATCTCAATTAGTTATAGACCATGTTGACAATAATCACAGTAACAATAACATAGGAAATTTGCAGATGATAACACATGCAGAAAATTGTCAAAAATCTTACAATAATGACGAAAGTAGCAGGTGGTCAAAAAGGCTGTCAGGTGTAACTTGCATAGAATCTGGCGTCAGTTATTCGACCTTGAAAGAAGCTGTTATAGCAACGGGCTTAACTGATAGTGCTATAATTAGTGCATGCAAGTATGGCGGGACCGTAAACGAGCATCATTGGAGATACACCGATGAGCAGAAACATCAAAAATGCGTTAGGCAACGGCAGCAACGGTGCAGCTATCATCATATTCGACCTAATACAAATAAAAGTAATTTAGTTAGATGCAAGGAAACTAATCAAATTGATAAGGCATCTGCTATGGCACGAAAATTAGGGTGTAAAAGTAGTGAAGTTATCTATAATGCTATTGATCATAATCACGGCTTCAGCAAATTTCTTAATTTGCATTTCGAATTAATCGATGCAACAGTATTTCAGGCACTATGAAATAATTCAGGAGAAATAGAATGCAGTTAACTGATAGCAAGGAGTGTACAGAGAATGACTCAATTTAAATATCAACTCTCTTTAGTATCAATCATGAAATATGAAGAGCCTTACGTGGCTGAATGGGTTGCATTTCACAAAGTGTGTGGAGTGCAACACTTTTATATTTACGACAATAACGAACAGAGCTCAATGGCAAGTGTATTGCAACCCTACATTGAACAAAATATAGTTACATTGATTCCATGCTATGGTGAACTCAAGATGTTTCAAGCATACAATCACGCTATTGACAATTTCAAGAACGAATCTAAGTACATGGCTTTTATTGATGCAGACGAATTTCTTGTGTCTGTACCAGATGAGCCACTTCCTGATATAGTCGATTCTGTCTTCGATAAGTTAACTGAAGCAGCTTCTCAGTACGAATCAAGACAGGTCGGAGGGATTGGTGTAAACTGGAAAGTTTACGGTACAGGTCATCACGAAACCAAGCCGTCGGGTTTAGTTATCGAAAACTATACATTACGTGGTGAGACTACTGCAAATCGTCACATCAAATCTATTGTGAATCCTCGAGCAGTAGATAGATGGATCAATCCGCATTACGCGCTGTACTTATCAGGATACAGATCCGTCAGCCAGAACGGGTTTTACCTTTCAGGACCTTTCTGCAATGTTGAAAATGCAAGTCCGCTTCGAATAAACCACTATTTCTACAAAAGTGTGGAGGAGTTTAAGTTTAGAATTAATCGAAAGAAATGTGATGTCAAGATCACAGATGCTGAGCTGCAGATATCCATAAACAACGCACTTGCTAGATCGGAAGAGTACAACGAAATAGAAGACAAGACCGCATGCCGGTTTGCAGACCGAGTTAGAGCAGAGCTGCTGGCTAACGGATACACACTATAAAAATTATATAGAAAAATTTTAAAAAGGGCTTGATTTTTCGTTAAAAATATATTATAATAATGTTGTAGTTATTAAACAGCCAATCAGTCAATCAGACTATCATAGGCCAATCAATCAAAATCCAAGAGGAGGACGCATATGGCTACAACATTAACAGCATTTCATGATGCAAAATTACTCTATCGTCAATTTACTGGATATACAACACCGTTGTCTTTTGAAGAATGGGCTACTAAGAACCCTGATCACAAGGCAGCGATTTTATTTGTTCAGTTTTACAATCAGATAGTAACTGCTTGGATGAAAGCTAAGGAAGGCAACTTGTATGAATTCATCGAAGGTGAAGAAGGAGTATCTACCGTCTGCCAATATCTACAGAAGAATGTTCCGATTATTGAGAACAATCCTAAAAGATTTACACCAGCTTACATCTACAAGGTAGCGTATAACTGCTTGTATTGTATCTGCCACGACAGAAAGTGTGACAGAGAAAGATGGGAGAATGAAACAAGCAGCATTGTTTCACACGACGGAGAAGAGCTTGATTTATTCGATACTATTACAGATTACAGTATGTGCCCCGACAAGCAGATTGAAGCAAGAGACTTTGAAAGAGAGTTTTGGCAAGTTGTAGAGGACGAAGGTCAGCCTGCAGAAAAAGTTCTGAGATATCTTCTGTCACAAGATGCAGCAGACCTTAAGAAGCTCAATCCTAGATCAAAGCAATACAAAACAGATCCATTACGTGATATTGAAGTTTCATTGGAAGAGGCTCAGAAGATCATCGCTAGGCTCAGAGAAAAATTCTTAGATTTATCTAAAGATTCAAGCTGCGGACAGTACATTCTCAAGTTTGCATCTTGTTTGACCTGATCTAAGAGCTTAAATCGTTATGTAGTATAAGAACCAGTTGATGTAAACTTTATATCGAATGGTTGAAAGCTAACAATACAATCAAAAATCCAAGAGGAGGAAATTACTTATGGCATTCAAGTCATTCAATCAGTACCAGGAAGACAAGAACGGCGAGTTCTTTGTTTTACCTAACGACAAAGATTATGCAGATGTTATCTTCTTATACAGAAGTGCAGCAGATGTATTAATCGCAGAAGGTGTGCATTATCTTAGTACAGCTTCATACAAGGGATATGCTCATTGTTGCGGAGACGGTTGTCCTGCATGCAAATATCCTACGCAGAGCGGAAGGGGAATCAGACGTGATACAAAGCTCTTTATTCCGCTTTACAATATCAATAAGAACAAGATCGAGTTCTGGGACAGGACACCTTTCTTTGAGCAGCGGCTTCAGACAGATGTATTCTCTAAGTTCCCCAATCCTTCAGAATGCGTATTCAGAATCACTCGTGACGGTGCAGCAGGCTCTCGCGATACAAAGTACTCAATAGTGCCTATTGGAAGGAATTCTTCTAGACCCTACGAAAAGCTCCTTGCAGACGCAGGCATATCACTTCCGGATTACTACAACACAATCTGCAAAGAAATGACAATCACAGAGATGGCCAATGCACTTAATGCATCGTCAGACACTTCTAACCTTCAGGAATACGGATATACTCCTGTACCCAGAGGAGCAGCAGCTGAACCCTCTGTGCCCGAACTTAATGTAGCTACACCTACCTACAGTGAGCCTCCGGTAACTGCACCTCCTGTAGCAGATATGCCTGAATATAACGCAGATCTTATGCCTGAATATAATTCTGCAGACGTAGCTCCGGCACCTATAGCAGACTTTCCTAGTGAGGAAGCCGTTCCCGGTGGTGACGACGATCTAGATAATCCTGTTTTCTAAGATAGAACAAAATACAGAATAATAAAGATGCGGTCAAATTCCGATCGCATCTTTCTTTTTTAAGGAGGTAGAATAATCAATGGGCTTATTCAGCTCCGCAGTGACACAGAAGATAAATAGCATTGCAGCAAAGAGTAATGAACAACTCAAACCGGTCGTAGCTACAAATTCAAGAAGTATGAATGACGACTTGAATCGAATGATGAATCAGGTTATGGATTACTTCAAGGACTCTCCTGCAATTCTAATAACAACAAAACAAGAGCTGCATGATTATGTCACTAAATGTATTGAGAACGGATACGCCGGAATCGATACGGAGACAACAGGACTTGACCGAATCAAAGATTGGATTGTCGGAGCTTCATTGTATACTCCAGGGTTACCTGAATGCTACATTCCAATGAAGCATGTAACTCCGCTTTTCGATACACTCGCTAAGAATCAGCTTACTTATGAAGAAGTCGGAGAAGAATTTCAACGACTTGTAGATAATCATGTTAAACTGATATTTGCAAATGCCGATTTCGACTTAGCAATGATCTACAAGGACCTTAAAGTCGATTTAACAGATGCTTTCTATTACGACGTAATATCTGCTTGGCGTTGCTTAAAAGAAAATGAGATGGATAACACGTTGAAGGGGCTATATGCGAAGTATCCTATGCATGGAAAAGTAGACCCTAAGAAATTCTCAGACTTCTTCTCACCTAAGTTATTTCCTTATTGTAAACCTCAAGTGGCTGCTCTATATGCAGCAAACGACGCAAAAATAACTTATGAATTATTCTTGTGGCAGCTACCTTTCGTTACTATATCACACGAAAAATGTAAGAAAAATCATCTTGAAAAGATTGCAAATCTCGTTTGGAACATAGAATTTCCAATGGTTAAAGTATGTGCAATGCTTCATCGACGTGGAATGTATCTTGACGATACAATTGCAATGCAACTACATGAGCGGTATACAACAGCCCTTCACAGAGATGAAGCAGAACTTGCAAGGCTGATTCAAGAATTGATTGATACTAAGGACATAGCAATAAACCGCAGTAGGCCCTTCAGGACCGGAGCAGATTTCAATCCAAATTCTAATCCTCATGTTAAGTACTTAGTGGAAAAACTTTTAGGTAAATCTGTGAAATCGACTGGTAAAGAAGTTCTTGAAGAGCTTCAAGACCCTGCAGCATCACAGGTCCTTAAAGTACGCGGTGATGTCAAACTTCTTGGTACTTACGTAGATAAAATGCCTAGAGTACTAGGCTCAGATCATAGAGTTCATTCAACGCTTAAGAGCTTGGGGGCGGATACGGGCAGGATGTCTTGTATTGAAGGCTCTCAACTAATAGATACTACAGAAGGCGAGAAACCTATCAAAGATATTCGGATAGGAGATAATGTTTATTGCTTATCAGAAACAGGTCGCATAGAAACAGAAGTAGTGACTAATAAATGGTTAACTGGTCACAGAAAGTGTATTAAGATCCGAATTCGGTTAACCAATGGAGACGAAAGAGAGCTGATTTGCACAGCAGAACATCCTGTAAGAGCTAACGAGTATTCGTGGATAAATGCAGGACAGCTGAAACAAGGAGATCAGCTTTACATACTAAATAAAAAGGAGGATAGCTATGACCTTATCACTTGAAAGAGCAGAAGTGATCGGGATTGAAGAACTAGGCGAATATGATGTTTACGATATAGAAGTAAGTAAGCATCACAATTTCTTTGCAGAAGGTGTGAATGTACACAATTCTGCTGACCCTAGACGGCTGTTGGGGTCATAAAATCAGGTTAATTGCTGGAAGGACTTACACTGCTAAGCCGAGCCTAACTTATTCTGCAGGGTGTAAGTATAATCAGCAGCCAAGGCACACATATATCTACCGCAGGAGGTACATGATATGAGGCGAATCATATTTGACAATGATACAATCGATGCAATCAGGTTATTCATGGAAATTGAACATCATACAGTTGCTCAAACAGCTAATAAATTTAGAGTCTCTGAAGATACCATTCGTAGAGTGATGCATGAACACAATATTGCTCCAGGACACCCAGAAAAACGAACAGGACTTCTTCGACAAATTACAGACGAGAAAATAGCACAAGCCATTCATTTTTTCAAAGACACTGAAATTCCGATGAAAAAGTTATGCGAAGAGCTCAAGTTAGAATATTACATGGTGCTTGAAATTTTACGAGCTAACTTTACAGAAGAAGAGATCAACCGGCGCAAATCTAAACTTTATCGATATTCTAAATTAGGAGATAACAACCCCATGAAAGGTGTGACTCAAGAGCAACATCATAACTGGATTGGAGGAGTTGTTAGCGACGGACAGGGCTATCTTATGGTAAAGAAGCCTGAATGGTATACTGGACGAAAAGGTTCTGATTATGTTTTTCAACACTCTGTAGTGATGTGTAAAGCTTTAGGGATTACAGAAATTCCGCAAGGGTTTGCAGTACATCATATAGATCACAACCCGCTGAACAACAACATTAATAATTTAGCACTAATTCAGATGGGCGGTCATAGTCGATTGCATCAAATTGAAAAGAAAATGATGATTCCGTGCAAGGTTCAGAGACTATCCGATACCGGAGTAGGCGAAAGCCCAAATGCCTGACACTAGATCGCTAATACTAGTCATTAGGGTCTTTTTAAGAGATAGTCCGTTAATTTGTAAAATTACAAGTTAGTGAATTTGCAGAATATCCCGTCGCACGCTTTAGATATCAGACATATGTTCAGAGCAACACCGGAACAAACCGAAGTACTCAAACTAGAATCGGCTGATAACTTGGTAACAGTTGAACTCATTTATCAAGATAGTGTCCCGACTCCTGATGGTCTTAAGAAAGTTAAGGATCTTCAATTTGAAGATGTAGTCATAATGAAGAACGGGACAACAGAAATTCAAACTAAAGTTCAGTCGATCGTTAAATCTAAAGGAAGAGCAACAATTCAACTGGAGGTTGAAAATGACTTATAAAGAACAGGAAGAACGCGATAGACGCGACGAGCATAGCCTGTATTTAAGCAATAACATCCCGGAATTACAAGATCCGCTTCATGATGCAATCCGACAGTGTAGAGAAGATGGGTTCACATGGGGTGAAATTGGTTTTGAATTGTTCAAGATGGTACAGGATGCTATGTACGACATTGAACAAGCTGAAATAAAAGAAAGTTAGAAGGAGGTAGAAGATGAATTTAACTTTAGAAGTAACGCATCCCGCTTATGTGATGATGTCTTCTGATTTTTCGCAACAGGAGCCGAAATTAACAGCAACAGTATCACAATGCCCACAATGGGTAGAAGCATTTAACACAGGCAAAGATGTTTACGCTACAATTTCATCGATTGCTTTAGGTGTACCTTACGAAGAGTGTCTTGAGTTCAATCCTAAGACCGGTGAAGTTAATCCGGAAGGAAAAGCACGACGAAGTATGGGTAAGGTGCTTAACTTGGGTGAGCCGATCGGCTTCGCACCTTACCCGGAAAGTTACGCCCACTCAGCGGGAGCCTTATTATCACAGACCGTTGAGAAAAAAAACTTTGTGAACTGTATTACTCACAGGTGTGCAAGTGACGATTAGTAGCTGCAGGAAATGGCAGTTAACACTTGTGCTAACAGGGAATGCGCAGCAAGTAGTGTTGGCGAGAATCCTGTGCCAAGCTTTCAAATCAAATTACAACCTTGTATTTAGGTATCACTTACAAATTAGGATTAACTTACAAGGGAGGGGTACTTAGATGTATGAGGCGTATTTGATAACTAATGATATAACTGGACAGCAGTACGTAGGAGTTTCTCGATTAGGTTATCTAGAGAGACTTAAACAACATTGGAAAGATGCAATTTCCGAACAGCATTCTGACCGAGGCCCTACTAAAATTCATGCAGATATGATTAAATACGGGATGGAACATTTTCATTCAGTACTACTTGAAAGTAATATTCCCGATGAACCGAAAGAACTGCATGAAGAAGCAGAAAGGAAATACATTGCTCAGTATCAAACATATTATCTAGATGGTAAAGATGGATACAACATGACTCGTGGAGGCCACGGAACTGTTGGGTATATCTTTACTGACAAAGATAGGCAGAAAATGAGCGATTTCCATAAAGGCCGGCCGCTTAATTTAACTCCCGAAGGAAAAGAAACGCGCCGAGTTCGAATGCTTAAAGAAAACCGACCCTTTAAACAAGAATGGAAAGATGCGATCCGAGAAAAACGATTAGGAAAGTATACAGGGCAAGAAAATCCATTCTATGGAAAACATCATTCCGATGCAGTAAAGAATATTATACGGAATAATAATTCAGGTTGCCCTATTTTGCAATATGATAAAGATTGGAATTTTGTCACAGAATTCTTCAATCTGAATGATGCAGGTAGATGGGTAGTGTCGCAACATTTAAGTTCAGCACGATATGATACATGCGCGGTTAGAATTGCCGAAGTTTGCAAAAGCAGCAATACAAAATGTACAGCTTACGGATATCATTGGAAGAAGAAAGAAGGTCAATCGACTAATTGTAGTCAGGGAGATGAGTTACCTGACGAAGCGCAAAGTACCGTTTAAGGCACGGTAATGATATAGTCAGTGCTATTAGAAATAATAGAAAAACACGATAACCTATGGAATGTCAGTACAATCTATTGCAGAATCTCTTTTTGCAACTAGAGATGATATGACACAAGAACAGAAACTTAAAGAAGCTCAAAAGATACAAGATTCACTGATGAAAGGTTTCCCTGCTATCGCAAGAGCAATTGCAAAAGCTCAATCTGACGCAACAAAAAAGGGATACACTGAGACAATATTAGGTAGGCGTCGTCATCATCCTAATATGCAGTTGCCTAAATTTGAATTTGAGCCTATGGAAGGCTATGTGAACCCTGATATTGACCCACTTGATCCAGAAAGCCTTAAGAACAAAGAGCAGATACCTAAGCGAATTGTTGATGCTCTTAAGAAAGAATTTGATAACTTAAAGTGGTATGGTAAGATAGTTAAGCGAACTAAAGAGCTTGCTGATCAAAAAATCAAGGTGATTAACAACAGTTACAAGATAGAGGAGGCCTCTCGACAGTGCTTCAACTGTGTTGATAAAGAAACAGAAATTCTAACTGTTTTGGGCTGGAGAAAATACAACGAAATTAACAACGGAGATAAGATACTTTCGTATTCTATTGAACGAAACCAAGTGGAGGAGGACTCTATTCTTGCAGTTCACATCTACAATGAACCTACAGAAGTTGTTGATTTTGAAATGGGTAACTTCTCTGCTTCGTCGACGTTTAATCACAGATGGGTAACTCAAAAATCAGGGAGACCAATTACATTCAAAACAACAGAAGAAATTGCAGCCACGTCAAGTCCCAGTTTTCCTATAATTCGAGTAGCCGATAATAAGTTATCTGGTTCGACTATTTCAGATGCAGACTTGACTATACTCGGATGGCTCGACCCTGAAAAGCATGATTGGGCTAAGTTACAATGCGTAACTCCAAGGGAGTTCACATTCAAATTTGTATCGCAGCTATCACAAAAACAATCAAAAATATTACTCGAAGCTATGCTGGCAACAGAAGACCAAGTACGAGATATTGAATCCATAGATAAGGAAACGCTCATATGTAAAACAGAACGAAAAGTAGATGTCCTCCAGTATCTTATTTTCAAAGCAGGATTCGCGTCTTCTGTAACAAAAACAGAAGCAGGTGAATACGCTGTAACACTTTCATCAACAAAACGAGCATCTGTGTGCGGAAAACATGCAAAACGCAGAACAGCAACAGACGGTGTTTGGTGTGTAACAACAAACAATCAAACATGGATAGCAAGAAGACATGGAGTTGTATACATCACAGGAAATTCAGTAATCCAGGGTGAACAGCGGCGCCGCCCTTATCTATCTAACTCTATTACTCAGAGGTGTGTTGCTTAACAGATTTGAGCAATGCTAACGGTATCAGTTGAATAAGACTGCTACATGAAGTCCGAAAGAAGATATGTAGCCATAGACCAAAGACGAAGCAGCTGACTAAGAGAACCTACGGTCCAAAACATGGATAGCAGGCAATACCGTGCCAAGTATATTTTTAGTAAAGTCTTAGACCAAATTTTAGTCAAACCTTAAATAATTCTAAACTAAAAGGAGGTCATGCAAATGATATCAATTTATGTGATAACTAATAAATTGAACGGGAAGCAATATGTAGGTAAAACTCAGAAAACTTGCTTAGCACGATTCAACGAACATGCAAATGCTTATAAACATGGTGAAAGAAATTATATAGCATGCGCGATGTATAAATATGGTCCAGAAAATTTCAAGACTGAATTAATTGCTGAGGTTGAAGACGATTCTTGGGAGTTTTGGGAAAAATACTACATCGCACAATTACATACTCATTATTCAGAAGGCGGATATAATGTCTCTCGTGGAGGCGATTCAAATCCAATGGATGATCCTGCAGTAGTTGCTAAGCATTCCCGAATTTGTAAAAGTGAATATTTTAGAAATTTACAACGTGAGCTAAGTTCTGGAAGAAAACATTCTCAGGAAACTAAAGAACTTTGCAGAAGAATTACATTATCAAATTTAGATGTATGCATGAAAGGTTGTCGAGAGTACAACGAAAGCCGAAAAACTCGTGTAGGTATGATTGAAGATGACCAAGTAATTAAGATATTTGAATCTCTTTCAGATGCAGCTAAATATGCTTGTGAACATTCCGATAAACCACACAAGTTTAATGTGGGAGATACTTCTCAGATAAAATACTATGCAGATAAATTTAACAAAAATGGTAAACGTGCAAAATTTTTAGGATATTCATGGACATTAGAAATATAAAGGTGTATCGACTATCCCTTGTTGTGAGGGAGTAGGCTGGAAGACGAGTTACCAGTCCAAATGGTAGACTATTGTAATTAGTACAATAGAAGATATAGTCAGTGTTTATATAAATATAAATGTAGAACGAGTGCCGCCGACTTAACAAAAATGGCTATGCTCAGATTGGAACATGATGATGAGTGGGCAGAACTTAACGGAAACTTTTTGTTACCAGTGCATGACGAGCTGATTTGTGAAGTGCCTATTGAAAATGCAGAAAAAGGGGCTGAAGTGCTTTCAAAGTGCATGTGTGCAGCGGGTGATTTCTTACCATTTAAGCTTACTACTGACGTAGAAACAACATTTAGATGGTACGGATTATCTGTCGAAGATGTCAGTGAATTTGATAGACCAGATTCACTTGATTATGATTCAATGACAGAATCTAATATCGCCTGGATACAGTGTATGCTGATTGAAAATGAGTACTTGATGCCTGTTTACAAGAATCCTGACGGGTCTAAGCCGAAAGGAATAAAAGCGAAAGGTGTCAACGGCATCTTAAGTGATGAGCTCAGGGCTGCAGTTGAAGACTACAAAAAACGTTATAATCTGCAAACAGATCAACAATTCTTAGATCACATAGAAGCTAAAGTTACAAGGGGAGTACTGCTGACATTTACTAAATAGTTAGACACAATAGGAGTATGATGAATATACAGCGTAAAGAATTAACTCATGAACAAAAGAAAGAAATCTGTAAGAAACACGAACACATTCCAGGTAAGTGGCCCTGTGAAGGTTGCCCTTTAAAAACAATTATATACAACATATCATTCTGCTACCAGAATATGGATATGTTAACACACGAAATAGAAAAGTTTTGGAATGAGGAGGTTGAAATTTGAATCGAACAGGCACGTTAACTTTAAATGAATCTGGTCATGTAGCTGTGCTAGATCGAACAGAGGAATTACAGAAGCGTATTCAAGAAATTGAATATGATATGCAAGCGCAGAGAGAAGCAATCTTACACGGATATGCAAGAATCGATCGTGAGCTACTTAGAATGCGCAAGGAGCGAAGATGTTTTAAGTTTCCGAAAGCTCCGAAAGTACGCAGAAAGTGTTTT